TGATGTTATTGCGGCAGAGCTTCCTGCTGATTACTCAGACACCCTGGATTATTCCGACATGAGTGGTCTTCCTAATGTTGCGGCTTCTGGCGGCAACACAGGAGACATTCAGCTTACAACTGTGGGACATGGTAGTGGGGACACATATTCTGTCGTTCTTCACTGCTTAAAACAGTACTAAGTCAAATGTCTGATAGTCTTGACCGAAAAAATGAACTTGAACTGGTTAAGATTAAAGGTGACTTACAGCTGCTCTCGGAAAGAATTCTCACCATAAGAACAAATGACCTCCACCATGTTCAAAAGTCTCTTGATTTTATCACCAAGATTTTGTGGGGTGTAGGGATTCTAATATTAGGTCAACTTGCTGTTGGTGTACGGTTGGCTCTTTTTGGATAGGAATTAGTTATGGCAACTTCTGGTTCGGTTGATTTTAACCTAGACATGGCCGAGATAACCGAAGAGGCCTTTGAACGTTGTGGTCTAGAGTTCAGAACAGGCTATGACGCAAGGACGGCGCGTCGTTCCTTAAATCTTTTGTTTGCAGAATGGGCCAACAGGGGTCTGAATTTATGGACTGTGGAAGAGATTACGCAGTCTCTCGCTAGGTACTCCACAAGTTCTTCAATAGCCACGTACCCTATAGGAACCATAACAGCTACCGTAGGCGCTTCCACCGATCTTGTTGTTGGTAGAACCATCACTGGAGGGAGCAGTGGTACAACGGCTTCGGTTATTTCCAAGCCTAGTTCGACTACTATAACGATCACGATACCTTCCGGTTCGTTTACAGCAGGCGAGGCTATAACAAGCACCGCAAGCGATGAGTCCGGTGTCTCGACCACTATTGCTGCTGATCCAAGCCTCGCAGATGTCAACGCTACTGTTGATATCTTAGAAGCCGTTGTACGCCGAAGCGGGTCAGATATTGGTATTAGTCGAATAAGTAGGGGCGATTATCTTGATACACCAGATAAATCCACCCAGGGTCGCCCTTCTCAGTTCTATATAGACCGTCAGATAACACCCACAATGACGTTGTGGCCATCTCCGGAAAACTCTACGGATCAACTGATTTATTACCGTGTAAAACGACTACAAGATGCTGATGTCGGTGTGAACACTCCGGACATTCCTTTTCGTTTCCTGCCCTGTTTGACAGCGGGATTGTCGTATTACATGGCTATCAAGCGGTCTCCGGACAGGGTTCAGTTTTTAAAGGCTCTTTACGAGGAAGAGTTTCAAAGAGCCGCGTCAGAAGATAGCGAAAGAGTGGGTCTTCGTTTGGTTCCGAGTTTTTCATCAATGAGTCTTTGAGATGTCTCGATACGCTGCTGGAAAATATGCAAAAGGGATTTCGGATCGTTCTGGAAGAACATATCCCTTGCGGGTGATGTTGAAGGAGTGGACGGGCAGCTTGGTGGGTCCGGATGAATACGAATCAAAGCAGCCGCAGATTGAGCCTCGCCGGGTCAGGTCCGACCCGCAGGCGTTACGAATTAGTCGTCCTAATTCTCCGGAGCCTTCCGTAGCCGCGATACTCACATTAAATCCTTTTCAATCTTCCGCAAGCGGTTCGGCTGTTATAACCGTTAACGAGCCTGGTCACGGTAGATCTACAGGTGATCTGGTTCGTTTCAGGACGGTAGAGGGTTTTGATGGTTTTACGGAAGCCGTTATAGAGTCTTCAAGCGGATACGCTATAACCGTTTTGACACATATTGTTGAAGGCGTAGACGTTACCAAGGATGATTTCTACACATTTACCGCGTCTAGCGGCACGGCGGCTGTGGGTGGTATTGAAGGGGGTGGTGGAACTGCTTCGGCAGGTCCTGTAACACTGCCGGCATTGCCCGTTGTTGATTTAGGTAACGGGTTTATCACTTAGTTAAGGGGCTATAAATGGCTTATACATACACAACCCTGAAGACGGCAATTCAGGACTACGTCCAGAGCACGGAAACAACGTTTGTCAGCCAGCTTCCCAGGTTTATTTTAAACGCGGAAGAACGCATTTTAAAAGAATGCCAATTAGACGTGTTTCGTAAATCCTCGCAAGGAACTGCGTCGAACGGAAATGCTTATCTTCAAAAACCTTCCGACTTCCTATCTCAAAACTCGTTGAGTGTTATAAACTCTTCCAGCAAGGAGTTCTTGTTATACAAGCAGGCTACCATGCTTCAAGACTACACTCCGAACCCCACAACAACCGGAGTTCCCCAATATTATGCAGATTGGGATGAAGCCACCTTTTTGTTGGCTCCCACCCCCAACGATAATTTTACAATGGAGTTACACTATTTTTATAGGCCCGATTCCATAACCACGGTTGCTAGTGGAACCACTTGGTTGGGCGATAATGCAGAGCTTGCTCTTTTGTACGGCTCCTTAGTTGAAGCCTATACCTTTATGAAGGGCGAGGCTGATATTTTGAGCCTCTACAACCAGCGTTTTCAAGAGTCCTTGCAGTGGATGAAGAATCTAGGAGAGGGTCTTCAGACCAGGGACCAATATAGGCATGATCGTTTACGGAGGGATGTAGCGTAATGCATGGTCCGGTTAGCGCAAGTGAGATTGGTAATGCGCTGGTGTTTACAAGCGATAACGGGGGTCATTCCCCGGAAGACATAGCTGAAATGGCTTTGAACAAGATCATGCAAGTTTCGGACAGTGCTCCTCCCGTCATACGCGAACAAGCGTATGCTCACAGACAAAGTTTGAAAGAAGTGCTAGTCTTTTATATGACTAAAATGTGTCAAAGCGAAAGAACGACGATTTGGGCTTTGATGAAGCAACAGGGCCATGAGGACATGGCGGAGATAATAAGGAGGCTGTAATGGCTGTAGGAACATCTGGTATTTGCGGGACGTACAAGAAAGAAATCAATGCGGGAATCCATTTTTGGACTACGCACTCTCGCGGTGACGGAAGCTCTATTGCTGCGGACACCTTTAAGCTGGCTATGTTCACAAACAGTTCGTCTATCGACGCGGACACCACAGGGTATACGACGAGCAATGAAGTCAGCGGAACTAACTACACGGCTGGAGGCGCGTCTATAGCGAGCGCTACCATTGGCCTTGGTGATAACAGCAGTGCCGTCCCCACAGCATTTATTGACATGGCTGATGTGACTTTTTCAACGGCTACTATCAGTAGTGCTCGAGGTGCTTTGATTTATAACGCCACGTTGGCTAATGCGGGAACCGCCGGAGATACCACTCACGCAGCTAAACCTTCGGTCTGCGTGATTAATTTTGGCGCGGACAAGTCGTCGAGCGCTGGTGACTTTACCATTACGATGCCTGCAAACGACGCTAACAACGCATTAATTCGGATTGCCTGATGGCTGACAACCCTAACCTTGGTGGCTGGGGACGAAGTACCTGGAACTCAGGCACTTGGAACACTCCATTTACTGTTGAGGTTACGGGTGTTTCTGCGGCCACTGCGGTTGGTAGTGTACAAGTAGACATTACGGTTCCGGTTACGGGTGTTTCTGCGGCCACTGCGGTTGGAAGCGTACAAGTAGACATTACGGTTCCGGTCACGGGGGTCCAAGCGGCTGCTGTTATTGGAACTGCGGTCGCAACAGGTATAGCCAATGTCTCCCCTACGGGTGTCTCTGCGGCCACTGCGGTTGGCAGCGTACAAGTAGACATAACGGTTCCGATTACGGGGGTAGAAGCCGCAACTGCTGTAGGGCGGGTTAACATTTGGGAAGAGATAGATCCCGGCCAGACTGCGGGATGGAACCCGATAACTTACACACAAGCGCCGAACTGGACTAAGATAGCGGCATAGGAATAAAATTATGGCATCATCATACACTACGAGTTTTGGTATTGAGAAGATAGGTTCTGGAGAGCAGTCCGGAGCTTGGGGAGATACCACTAATCACAACATAGATATCTTAGATCGTATTGCCTCGTATAAAGCGGTTGGTCTTTCTGGAACTACGCACACTCTTACCGTTCGAGAAGCTTCTCCAGGCTCTGGTACTGAGAATCTTCAAGATGGTATGTATCGAGTAATTAAGTTTACGGGAGCCCTTGGGGCGAACAACACGGTTACGGTGGCCCCAAATACAACGTCCGCCTTTTTCATAATCATAAACGCCACCACAGATTCTGGATCTAGTGGACCCTATTCTGTAATTCTGACGCAGGGTTCCGGCGCAAACATTACGGTTACCAACGGAAGTTCTGCTGTTGTTTACATGGACGGCGCGGGTTCCGGAGCGGCTGTCATAGATGCTTTATCGAACCTCCAACTGGCTACGCTTACTGCGTCCGGAGATATTACGTCTAGTGGAACGCTGAACGCTTTAGGAGACACCGCAGCCAGCGATAAAGCAGCAATAGGTTATACTGCCGCGTTGGGCATAATTGTTACCGGACAAGGTTCCACTAACGACATTACATTGGTTAATGATGCCGATGCCACGGTCATTGCTGTTCCAACGGGGACGACCAATGTGGATATTGTCGGTGTTGCCACAGCAGCTACGTTTGAGCCGGACGGAGACACGGCAGCGGGGGATAACGCTGCAATTGGTTACACTGCTGCTGAAGGCTTGATCCTTACCGGGCAGGGCAGCACAAACGATGTAACCATCAAAAACGATGCCGACGCTGACGTTATTGAAATCCCGACAGGAACCGTAAACGTCACTGCGGCGGGTACTCTTGGTGTAACAGGACTTATCACAGCCAGCGCAGGTGTGGCCGCGACAGGTAACGTCACCGCTACGGGAACCGTTGAACCTGCTGGCGACACGGCGGCTGGCGATAATGCCGCGATTGGTTACACCGCTGCCGAAGGTCTTATTCTTACGGGGCAGGGATCAACCAACGATGTAACGATCAAGAACGACGCTGATGCTGATGTAATCGAAATTCCTACAGGAACAACAGACGTAACTGTTGTGGGCAAGTTTACAGGAGGCAAGATTGTTCTAGCTGCTACGGACACGGATACGTCCAACACAGGCAGCGTAACGATTGACTTCTCGGCGCACCAAAACTTTGTTCTTACTCTTACGGGCAACGTGACCTTGGCTAATCCATCTACCGAGGCTGTAGGCCAAGCCGGGGTGTTCGTGTTTATTCAAGACGGCACGGGATCAAGAACTCTCAGTTTAGGGACGGACTATGAAAGCCCTGCTTCGGGCGGAATAACGCTTAGTACCGCAGCAGCAGCCGTTGATGTGGTTCCCTACTTTGTAAAAGCGTCCGGCAGTATTCAACTCGGCGCACCACAGTTGGCGTTTGGCTAATGACAATGTTTGGATCACAGTGGCTGGCTAATGCTGGTTCTACTTACGAGATTGAGCAATCAATTCGTTTCAATGATAACGATTCTGCCTACATGCATAGAACTCCAAGTTCTGCGGGGAATCAGAAGACTAATACTATTAGTTGTTGGGTTAAAAGAACTAATCTTGGATTAGGTAATAGTTTAGCAATGTTCAGTGCCGCAGGGGGGAGCTACGGTCTAACATGGTATATTGATAGTTCAGAGACTGATTTTAGTCGTGAACGCTTAAGCCTGTCAGATGGTTCGTCCAATCTTTGGCAAGCAAATGACTATAAGCTCCGAGACCCAGCGAGTTGGTATCATTTTGTTTTTGCAATGGATACGACCCAAGGCACTCAATCCAACAGAATGAAAGTTTATATTAACGGCGAATTGATTACGGCAGATGCCAATGCTCTTGGTAGTGATACCGATTACCCCTTCTTTGATGATGTTGTAAATCGTATTGGTAGTTGGACGCCAAGTGGAGGTGCTGCTGGCCGTTATATGGAAGGCTATATGGCTGAGATTCACTTAATTGATGGAGCGCAAAAAACAGCCTCTGATTTTGGTAAATACGATTCTACCACAGGTGAGTGGGTTCCTATAAAATACGCAGGTGCTTACGGCGACCAAGGGGCTTATTTAAAGGGTCAAGACAGTTCTGCACTTGGCGACGATACTTCTGGAGAAGGGAATGATTTTGCCAGCAGTGGCTTGGCTGCGAACGATCAGATGTCTGACTCGCCCACCAACAACCATTGCACATGGAATCTGCTTCAAACTGGTTCTAACATTAGCAGCATGTCTAATGGTAATTTAGTTGCGACAGGA